TCCCGGATTTATATCATGGCTGTCTTTTACCACAAAATAAATCGTCTTTTTCTTTCTCTGGGACAGAGGAATATCTTCATTAGTAATGACAATATTCGTCTTACCATTCAAGGCTTCCTCTAATTTCTCACCGATTTCCTGCCGCAATGCTTCCAGGTCCTCCGCCAACGCCGCTGCTCCCTGCGTGTTGACCGTCACCTCTGCATCTGGGGAAATTGTGATGTAGTAATCCTGTATAATCTGACATTCTCTCAGGTCATTGTATGGCGGGAATGAGTCCGTTTCTTCCATGCTCCGCGTGACTGCAATGGAACAGAGAAAATCTTCCTCACTACCGACCTCCTTGCCGTATACACCGATCTCCGTAATCTTGTAGCCTTCCGTCAGCTCCTTATTCGTGATCAGCGCCGTCAGAAGCACGCTTGTTTCGCTCGCCTTTTCGTATTTTGAGAACGGAAACTGCTGTTCCTTCAATCCCTCTGCCTGCTCTAACGCGGCGCGCTGCTTCTCCTCTTCTGTATAGATTCCGCACCCCGTTACCAATCGCGTAAAAATGATCTGCTTTCCTGCCGCCGCTGTGACCAGCAGTTCATTTCCCTTTTTGGTAAGGACTGCGCTGTTAAAAATTGACATTCATTATTCCTCCTGTACGATACTCTGCCGACGCAGGATAACCGGCGCACCTCCGGCATGTGCCACGGCTCTTTCTGATTTCTGCTCTTCATAAAAATCAACCACAGCTCTTTTCAGATGATTTTCCTGATAAGCCCCGGCGTGAAGTCGAAACCCATCTGTCTGGCTTTCGTGGAAGAAATCAACGATTACTTCCCGCTTGTAGGAATCTTGCACCGCGCCGGAATGAAGCAGCGTATCCAGACGCCTGTGAAAAATAATCCGGTCCAGCAAGGAGCGCGTGTTTTTTACTTTTTGCAGGGCCGCCATGAAATCCGCCATCCCCTGATCCGTAATCCACGCATCCAGAGCCATGACTTCCAGCCAGAACGTGTATGGTCTCCCATCATGTTCAAACCATTCTGATATAGCATTTTCTCCCCATACAATCTGTGTCAGCTCTTTTACCGTTTTCAGGGTTCCGGCTTTCTCATACCACAGCAGCGCCTTTTTTACTGTCGTCCGCTTCATTTCAATTTCCATTGCCGCGTCATAATACTGTGCCCGCAGTTCTGCTGCCAGAATATCCAGAATATCCTCCGGCAGAATGTCTACTGCCGCATACACCGCCGTTCGGCCGATCTGCTCCAGCAGCTTCTCCGTCTGCCTTTGCAGCGCATATGATAACGCCCTGATGCACGGGTCTTTCCCTAACGCTTCCGGGAGCAGTTGCACCGGTGCAATTTCTTGCAAATCAATCATCTTCCACGCCTCCGTAGATTACCTGCGCCTCGCCATCCAGTACCGCCACGCAGTTTCTCGGTATTTTTTCAAAAGTGGGTGACCTCACCTGCACCCTTTTTGCCCCAGCCATGACCATAACCTTCCGCAGCTCATCCGGATTGATGTCCCGTCCAATCTTCTGCCTCTGCCATTTGATATATTCAAGGGCTGCTGCATCTACCTGTTTTACGATTACCGCCGCCCTATTCCGGTCGCTTTCGTTGATATAATACGTCGCATCAATCTGATAATGTCGTTCTTCCGGCTGCTTTACCATCACCAAATCCGTCAGCGGCCGCACATCTTCCTGACGCAGAAAACTTTCCACTCCGTCAATGATTGCCTGGTCTGGAAGTTCTCCGTCCTGCAAAAGAAAATAGATTTCCACGATTCCCGGCTCGGGTGAAAACACCCGCACATCCGTGATCGCCACGTCATAGGTTTTTACCCAATACTTATATGCATCATCCGGCCCTGCCACACTCCACGAAGACGGGGCAAGATAAATCCGTTCTGCAAGGTTCTCATCACTCTCCCGGTCAGCACCGCCTTCTGTTTCCACGATGTTTTCCACATTGTCCACATACGCCACAGGATCCACCATCGTTCTCAGCATTCCAGGAACGTATCCGTTCCCCTTGCTCCCCATTTCCTTACATACAGCCCCAGTTTCTCCAATCATTTCGCCTGCCGGAATCTCCAACAGTTCCGCCGTTTCAAAGTAAACGCCGTCGCTTGCCGTGACACGGGTTCCCGGCGGGATTACCGTCGCATTATTCCGTTTCATGGACAACGTAAAACGCAGCCTTGTTCGGGCTGCGCTTCCTTCAATTCTCCGTATACCTTTTAATGCTCCGATATTTTCCAGATACTCACCAAAACTGTACTTTAACAATGCCACCTTTCCTGCGCGGTTTGCATACTGTGCTATCTGGTAAAGCTGCAGACAGCATGCCTCACTGACCAGCTTGACCGGGTCCGCATCATGCAGTATCAATTCATTCCCAGTGATACGCCGGTATTCTTCCTTCATATCTCTCAAAAAATCTGTTTTCATTTCATCTATGGATTTATTTTCAATAAAATCCACATCCGGATAATTTTTAAGTTCTTTCAGCCCCATCACACATCACCTCTTTTCACATGGATGACCGGAATCAACTGGCCTTCCCCGCCTCCGGAGAACTCCACCTTCTCCACCGCTGCGCGCGGTTCGTATGCACGGGTCTTTTCAATGACTTCCAGCGCAAACATATTTTTTGCGATATTTACCGGATGATCCATAAAATCCATATTCAGTCCCAGCCCCCGGTTCAACGGCTGTTCTCCTTCACGGATCGAATACAGCGTTTCAAGGCACCGCCGGATACCTTCTATCTCATTTTCTGAAAATCCATGTATATTGATAACCGCGCTTTTTACATCAATCACAGGTATTCCTCCATTGTTACATTGAGTGTAGCGCGGGCAATTCCACCCCCGCTCAATATCACATCCATAGCCTCTGACACGGATGTGATGCAGAATTTATATTTCCCGACCGGCCTGCCGCCAATTACAAGATACTCTGTTTTCCCGTTCTCCACTGCCTCTTCGATCTGTTCCATTACTGCCCGTGGCTTGATTCCCAGATTGACATCCAAAAGCATTTTAAAAGAGATACTCCGCCGTCCTGGTCCTGTAAATTCCGGACGGTCTTTCTGACCGACGACGCTGTGCTTAGAATACTTTCCGGATACTTTCTGCGTCATCCCGGAAAAAGTAAATACCTTCCGATCTGACACCTCAAACACAATCTTTGATCCAAAATTTCCAATCACGCCCATCTCATCCTCCCTCCAGTGCTTCCAAACGCTCCATTATCTCTTTCAGCGTCGTGCTGTATTCCCCATCCTCCAGTTTCAATCTGCCCCCTGCAGATATTTCCACATCCTCTCCCTGCAGATGCGCACGTTCTCCCGCTTTCAGTTCTAGTCCTTCTCCAGCTTCCACTGACGCCGACATCCCGACCTTCAGTTCCAACGTTTCCAGAAATTCCAGCGCCGCTTTCATGATGACTGCCTGCAGTTCCCCCTCTTCCTGCCGCACGTTCATATTTGCCGCAATCTCTATATTTGTCTCCCCGGCTTCCCCGCCGGTCACAATCCATTCCGGGACATCCGCGTGCATCCGGTCCGTCTGCAGCAAAATGAACAGGTTTGCCGCAATCTCTACTTTCGGAGCATCCAGAACGGTTTCATTTACGCCATTTAAGTGCAGATTTGCCACTTTGATCAAATACTCACCGCTCTTGTCATCATAACGCACATAAGCCGCGTCCTTTTTCCTTGACAGGTCTTTCCGGTACAGGTCTGCGCCGGTTTCCACCGGAGCGTATTTCCGGTTCCAAATCGTCCCCATGACCACGCCCCGGCTGCTCCCGTTAGACAGATGTGCCACCATGACATCTTGCCCCACCTTCGGCATCCGGTATTCATCGTTAAAATTCAGCATTGGAAATTCTGTTGTTACCGTCTCATCCTTATCCCGGTACGTTACCCGCGCCATCCCCGTCTCATAATTGATTGAGGATACCCGCCCGATTCGGATTTCACTATTCGCCATCCTCTTCGCCTCCTGCTGCCGGAATCTGCAGCTGCGTACCAGGGATCAGCCAGTGCCCATTGCTGGAATCTTTCTTCCCCCGCTCCTGCGCCGCAGCCTCAATCGTTTCCCTGTTCAGGTCATAGATCTCTGCATACCGCAGCGGCGAGCCCAGAAGCTCATCTGCAATCGTCCACAGGGTATCCCCTTTCTGCACAGTGTATATCATCCCGCCGCCAGACGGCTTTTCTTCCTCTGTTGGATCAATCTGGACAACTGCATCATCCATTCGGTATCCGACGCGGTGTGCCTTAAAGGTCTGCTGTGATGATCCATTTCCTCCGATTTTCGTGGTAACTTCGTCCAGATAATAAGTTCCATCCGGCACGCCAAATCCAGCGATTGCAATACACTGGCTTGCAATCAGTTCTTTTCGCGCCATTACCGTTCCGGAAAAAGTTACCGATTTTTTATTGGCATTGTTCAGCGCCGCAACTGCCTTCCGCTTTGCGTCTTCTGCGCTGTCTGCCTCCACATTTATTTCCTTGATTCGGCTACCGCCGCCTACCGTTACTACATGATCTTCGCTGCTGCCAGGGTCTGAATAGGATACTTTTGCTCCAGTGTACGTCCCCGCCATCGTGCTGTTATAAGTGTACCGCGCAAAATCCTCAAATCTCAGCGATACCACTGGAGGAGCAGCCTCATACCGTGCTTCATCAAAAATGATAATCTTGTCACCAAATACCTTCATGGCAAGCCCGTACTTTTCGCATACAGAGTATAAAAACTTGCAGTCCGTCTGCTTGTCCTGCTCCAACGCTCTGACCGGGAGTTCATCCGCTTCATAGTACAGTTCGATTCCTGCTCGTCCTGCAATCTCTGCGGCAATCTCCCGGACCGTAACCTCTTCCCAATTTTTGGTGCGCTCCTCTTCATTAAAGGCTTCTTTCCGCGGAATTGACACCGCCCCAATATTGCACCCGGCAGGCGGACCACTCATCGAAACATCATCTATCTGAAAATTTCCACAGTACGCTCCCCAATGGTCTCCATCACCTTGCCAGTCATAGAAAACCATGTTAGCGCTGATACGGTCTCCTTTTTGGGGTGCCCATCCACTCAGCCATTTCCGCTCCCGGTCCTCAACTCCCAAAGCAATGCGGTCTGCAGCTCCGGAAGCCACATCGGTATAAGAAAAGGAGGATATGCTTCCCGCAATGTCCTCCGTAATGTCCACATGCTCATATTCAATCTGTACGCCCGCGCGCCTTGCCCTGCTCATGTCCGCTTCCTCCATTCCGGGATGTTTTTCTCCTGTGCCGGAAGCTCCGGCGTATTCAACCGGGTTCCCTCCGAAAATACAGCCGTATCCAAAAGTGGCATGTTATGTTCCATCAGGTACCCGGTGTATTTTTCATCCCCGTATATCGCTTTTGCCGCCTCATCCCAGCACTCGCCCTGACGTGTTGTATACATACTGCTACCTACCTTACAAAACTAAACCGCAAATTTTCCTTTGCCCACTGGTTCATCATCCGATTAAACTTGTCCTGCTCGCTTTCCATAATTTCTTCAATCTCCTCGCGGGATGCTGCCGATTCTGAAAAGTGTAACTGCGGACTATAGGATATATTCACTTCCGGCGTACCCATATAGGATGCATTCTCCACGCCAGCCGCCAACGGCTCGCTCCCGCCGGTCAATCCATCCATCCCCAACAGCTCCCCTGTTTTCAGCCACAGGCTAATCGCATTCGCGGACCTATCCAACGGGATAGCCGCCTCCGGACCATTTTCGGCAAACCACGCCACATGCGGCTGATCAAAGATTCCGCCCTCCGCATGACCTTCCTTGACGTTCTGCTTTATGTATTCCTGCGAATATGGTGTACTTCTCACATTCGTGGAAATATCAATCGGGATTTTCAGTTTCCCTTTTCCAAAGGTTTCATTGATTATTCGCTGGGTAGCGATATAGGAATTTTGCACTGCCGTGTCAATCTTGTTCTGATTATCTGTGATTGCATCCGCCAGCTGCTCCGGAATATATTTTCCAGAATCCTGCATTTCTTCAAGCATCGTCATATATTCTTCCGATTGCGCAGTTTTCGCTATCATGCCCCACATGGCATTTGCATTTCCCGACAGACCTCCAACAACTGAAATATTCTTTATCCCCTCCTGCAGTGCTTCCGGTACGGCTTCTCCAGCATCTCGATACTGATCAGCCAGCTGCTCCATTTGCTCTAACTGCGGCTCCAGCTGCTTATAAAGATCTCCTAACGCGTCTCTTGTCGGAGCATCAATTTTATCTTTCATCTCTTTTACAACATCTACGCCGATTTCATCCAGATGCATGTCCATTGCCGCCCCACTCGAAACGCTTTGAAAAATCCTTTCCATAACTGCCGCCGTTTCCTCCTCAAGAGATCCTGCCAGGCTATCCAATTCTTCTCCATATGCCTGCCGGATTGTATCCATCTGGAACTGAACCGCCTCTGCCTGCAGGTCTGTTTTCTGCTGCAGGTATCCACTCTGTACGCTGTCTGCCGCCGTCTGGAATTCTTCCTGAGTCATCCCGCCTTCCGACCGCATCAGCCGCAGCTGCGACATTGATGTTGTATACGCCTCATCATAGGAGCTGATCGCTTTTTCCATTTGCCCCTGAATCTCTGCCTGAAGGTTTTGAAAAGAGTCCGCATCCAGCTGCTGTCCGCCGTACTTTGTTGCGATCAAATCCAGACCTGCTTCAAAATCACTTCCAGCCAGCGCTGACTTGATATGTGCGATCTGTTCTTGAAGCTTTGAGATTTCCTCCACTTCGTCCATATCCAGCAATCCGTCCGTGAACGCCTCTGTAATCGTTTCATTCAGCTCTGTTCCCAGCGCTGCCAGTTCTCCCTGCTTATCCGCATAAAACTGATTTACCTGAGAAACGATATTGCTTCCTTCCAGATCATCCTGTACAAGCGTTCCGATTGACAAGCTTACCGCATACTGCTGCTGGGTAACATACTCCTGCGTGGATTCCACAAAGGACTGTACCTGTTCTTGATACGCCTGTTTCTCCTGATCTGTCAGCTCCATTCCGATCGACACTTTCCAGTTCATTTTGCTGACAGCTTCCGAAGCATCCTGTATCTGCTCGGAGATTCCTTCCAGCTCAGACATTGCTTTCACGGATTGATTGATCTTGTCCAGCGATTTGCTTTTTACTATAAACCCGGCGACCTCCTGCAGATCCGACAGCGACAAGGCGATATCGCCAAAGTGTGCGTCCAGATTCGCCTTTTTCGCCGCGTCCGCGCTCTTTTTTACCGATACGCCGATACCGGTAACGACGGCCGCCACGCCGCCGATTCCCAGAATCGTCGCGCCTGCCGGTCCCATCGCTGCCAGCGATCCGGCAAGGCTCATGACTCCGGATGCCACCTTGTAGGTGGCCAGCGCCGTCCCGACGCCTGCGATCGTGCCAACAAGCAGTCCCGGGTTATCGACCAGCCATCCGCCTACCGCCAGAAACGGCTCTGCAAACTCCCCGACAGCTTCTCCGGCTCCTCGTACCTGCCGCACCATCGTCGGCATCTTTTTCGTTGCAGATTCTATCACATCCCCAAAGGCATCTTCTTTTCCGGCAACGCTGTCCACAAACTCATTTGCAAGCTTTGCCGCCTCAGTCAACCCCGGTTTTAAATCGTCATAGACGCTTATCCCAACATCGATCATCTTATTCCCAAGGATGTCCATCTGGCTCTCGAATGTGGCATACCGCTGCTCTGCCTCATTTGATAGCGCCACATTTTCTTCCCACGCCGTATTTGAAATCCGGAGCGCATCCGCGAACAGGTCGCTTGCATTCGCCGCCCTCAACAGCGTATCCCGCAGGCGCACCTCCTTGATTCCCATGTCATCCAGCACCGCAATCGCGCTCTTCCCGTTCCGCTCTGTATCGTTTAGACCGGACAAGAATGCATTGATCGCCGCCGTCGCATCCTGTTGAAAAGCTTCTTTAAACTGTTCCCCGGTCATTCCGGCAACCTTTGAATAATCTTTAAGGTTCTTTCCGGTCTCCACCGCCATCTGCATATTGACCAGCAGTTTTGAAAATGCGCTGCCGCCGGCTTCCGCTTCGATTCCGACTGACGATAAGGACGCCGCATATGCCATGATGTCCGCCTGCGACAGCCGCACCTGCGTTCCTGCCGCCGCGATTCGCATCGCCATCGCCACTGTGTCCGCTTCCGTCGTTGCCATATTATTGCCTAGTGCAACGACAGAGCTTCCCAGTTCATCAAAATAATCCTGCTGCATCTTTGTGATGTTGGCAAACTTGGCAAAGTCCGCCGCGCCCTCTTCTCGCGTTAAATTCGTCGCTACCTCAAGGTTCGCCATTGTTTTCGTAAACTCTGCGATATTCTCCGTCTGGATTCCCAGCTGTCCCGCAGATTCTGCGATTTCTGACAGTCCTGCTGCAGATGTCGGCATCTCCTTTGCCATCTCCCGGATGTCATCCCGCATCTGCGCCAGCTCTGCATCCGTTGCATTTACCGTCTTTTTGACGCCTGCAAAGGCACTTTCAAATTCCGAACCTTTTGCAATGGACACTCCCAGCCCTGCCGCCGCAGCAGTCCCCGTTACAGCGGCGGCTGATGCCACCGCTTTAAATGAGGATACTGCTGCCCTTTCCATCCCAGAAAATACCGGTTCTGCGTCAGACAGGCTTTTCCGGAATTTCTGAGACATTTTTTCAGAGGAGCCAGATGCACCTTCAACTGCCCGCACGGTCTTTACCGCGTGCTTTGCCATATCATTCAGTTCTTTTTTCGTGAGCTTCGTGGCATCGTAAAAGGATTTCTCAATCTCACCGGCAATTTTAATCGCCATTTCGTACTCTTTGTTTTTTGCCAATGTCGTTCAACTCCTTTACCAGCTCCAACAGTTCCGTTACGGGCATCTTCATGAAATAGTCCAGTCCCGTCCTCGTAGATATTGCCATCTGCAGACATACCCGGCGCATCGCAGAGGTATCGGAAGGCCTTATCCCTGCCGATACAAAAAACCCGTCACGCGATTCTTGACCTGCATCGCCGCCCACGGAGTAAGCTGCATAAAAAATTCTACCGGCATCTGGCATGCCACCGCTGCAAGATTCAGTGCATATTCCAGCGTCATCTCCTGCAAAAAATCCACGTTTCCTCTTCGATTCAGCATCCGATTTACCTCAACCATGTCTTCCGCCCGGATATTTTCCAGCCCTGTCAAGTCGATCCTGCTGTACTGCTTTCCTTCAAAAAGAATTGGCTTTTTCAGCGTGATAAAAAGCGCACCGTCTTCGATTTCATTATCCTCGTTTAATACGATTTCTTCTTTTTCCATGATTTTCCTCCTTTAGCACTGGCGGTTGATCTCCGCCATCAGGTCTTCGCCGTTTACTTTGTACACCGAATTCAGTTTGTCCAGTTCCAGCATCGTCTCCCCGCCTATCTCAACCAGAATATAGGTCAGTTCCAGCGTCACGGATGCATTCATCATGTCTGCCACTTTTACCGTGCCAAGCTTATGTGCCGTCGGTCTGCCGCGCATCACAACGCGCATCCCGGTCGTGCTCAATGTTCCACCCGTTGATTTGTTCACGTTCTGGATTGATGAACGCAATACAATCTCTGCCTGTCGGCTTGCAACGATCAGGGTAAAAAATTCTTTGTTTACCATCCGGAACGGAATTTCCTGTGACATGCTCTGGAACATGCCGACCACCGCCGTATTGTATGATCCCATTATTCCCGCCCCGGATACCTCCGCCGTCATCGCCTGCATCTCCGCAAGGCTTACCTCGCCCGATACTCCGACCAACTTATTTGCACCGTTGTATACGTTAAAATTATTGATGACTTCCGGAAAAGTCATATTCCCTCTCTCTGCCATTATGCATTACCTCCTGTCAGCGCTTCCGTCAGCAAGCTCGGATCAAATTTCAGGACAAAAACAATGTCTTCTGCAGGCGTGAAAGCTGCCATGTAGATGTGGAAGATAACCTGTCCCGTCAGAATATTTTCCACGCTGTTTTCGTCCTCATTGTACTCAATCCGCGCTCCTGCCAGCTTTCCGGCCGCCACATAGCTGTTCAGACGGATGTTCTCCGAATCACAGATACTTTCGATCAGCCGGAAGTTTGCAGGGCTGTCCACCTTTTCATGGTAAATCCGGATCAGGCTGTTTGACATCCACGTAAACATCCGGCGGCAGGCGATCCAGCGGTCTTTTGTATCCTGCACATCCGGATACGCTGCCGTATTATTCCCCCACGCGCGCCAGCCGCTCTCATTTACAAGCGTGACCATGCCTGCGCCGTTCAGGGTGTTCGCCTGTTCCCGGTCCATATAGATTTCCGTGCCATCCTTTAAGATCGCCGCATCTACCTTCGCCATCCGGTTGGATGGATACAGGTTCGGAACATCGTCGTTTGTCGCGTCCATATACGCTACCATCGCCCCATATATAGCTGAGTAATACAGTTTCTTTTCGCCCACGCGCGCCATCGGCCACAAAGCAATAGCGTGCCTGTCCTGATATCCGCTCTCCGTCTTTAATTCCGGCACTTCCGTGTATCTGGTTGTTTTCTCCGTATCCAGATCCAGCAGGCATTCCGCCGAGAACACGCCGTTGATCCCTTCGCATTTTGCCATCATGACCGCCGCCACTTCTTTCTTGTGGCTCCAGCCCGGCGCGGAGATCAGCGCCGCCGGAATGCCTGTCCGGGGATATACCTGCCGGATGACTTCCAGACCGCTCTCTTTTCCCGTTAAAGCATCATATCCGCCGATTATATCCCCATCCGTTACCTTCGACGCATCGATGCTTGTAGAGGTCACTTTTACAGAGGATGCTTCTGATGTCGCGTCAGAAATCAGTGTGATGATCAGATATCCATCATCATCAAATGAGAGGATATAATCCTTTTCATTCTGCAGCACGCTTTCTTCTTTTTTTACAACAACACTGCTGCGCAGGATTCCGGTCACGTCATCTACCTTTACCTGACGGTTCACAATCCCATACTCTTTTTCCTGATTTTCTTTTTTGTGCTTCGCAGGGTCCAGCACATTGATAAACACCACCGGGGCGAATCCAAACAGCTCAAAGCTGGCGTACATGGACTGACAAAGCGTGTATGACTCAAAATCCTCACTGTAACCCAGTTTTTTACGGGCATCATCCATATTGTTGCACAGCACTGGCACGTTCACCACCGCCTCCGGGTTGTCTGCCAAATTGACCGGAGCCGTGCCGATTACAACCTGCATCCCCGCCGTTCCTGTTACTGTTTCCGGCAGCGCCGTTCCCTCTTCTATGACGCGGACTCCGTGATAATATTTCTCACTCATCTTTTTCTCCCTTCTGCATATTCTTCTGCTTTCCGGTAGCAGATGCTGATTCCGGAATTTTTATCCCTCAGGTCATGTCTTGCCTGCACGATTCCGCCGATTTCCACCAGTAGCGTATTCAATGCGGGCATTTCTTTTGTCGCCGCCTGCATCTGCGACGTCAGACCGTTGTTGTATACGGTTCCTG